TTGTTGTTTGCCTTTTTTTTTTCTGCTGCGGCTTTATCTGCTGCGGCTTTATCTGCTGCAATTTTATCCTCTGTTTGTTTCTTTATTTTAGCCCGCAATAGTTCGTCTTGTGTTGGCGCGTCCGTTACAGTAGGATTTTTCGCTACAGTAGGGTTCTTCGCGCCTTCAGTTAATTGTCCAAATATCATTCCCAATAACAATACTATCAATACAAACAATATAACAAGAATTGTTTTTTTTTTAAAAAACTTCATATATTATTGCTAAATATTTTTATTTTACGTTTATGTTGACTCGAATCACAAGTTTCTATTTATGCAGTCTTTACCAAAAATCACTACCTTACGATAAACAATTATATTTTTTATCGTAAAAATACCTTTTTTTTTTCAGTAACAAATCCCAAAAAAGAAATAGGCCAACTTTTTGAAAATGGACATTTTTAAAATGTCCAAAAACGGAAAAAGGCGATTTCAAATTTTCGGAAAAAGAGGTTTGTGATTGAAATGCTGTAAATACCGAAAAAATACGCCAAAAATGCGCTGCATAATTTTTTTATATTTTTCGGCCAGACCCAAGGGGATTTTTTCGGTTGCTATTTTAGGATAAAATGTCTCAAAAAAATCCCAAGACCATGAATGAACAACCTAGATTTTTTTGTGAGCATTGTTGCTACGGAACCGAAAATAAAAAAGATTTTACAAAACACGAAAACACCAAAAAGCACGTTGATAAAGTTGCTAGTGGGTTGAAAAAATCCTCTTTTCAAAAATTATACGTCATCGGTTCTCAGCATAAATGCAGTAGTTGTAATAAAGAATATAAAGACAAATCGGGTCTCTGGCGGCATCGCAAAAAATGTAATGTTATGCAGTCGCAACCAAGTTCTCAAAATTCACTTGTTACTAATGAAATGGTATTAAAACTTATGGAGCAAAATCACGATTTGCAGAAGCAGATATTTGAACTAGCGAAGAACCAAACAGTAACGAATAACTTGAATTCGCATAATACCACGAATAATCATTTTAATCTGAATGTGTTTTTGAACGAAACTTGCAAGGACGCGCTTAATATTACGGATTTCGTGAACTCGCTTCAACTACAAGTGAAAGATTTCGAGACAACGGGTAGACTGGGCTATGTAGAAGGTATTTCGCGAATCATTTTACATGGCCTCCGACAGATCGATGTACATAAACGCCCGCTTCATTGCACGGATATCAAACGCGAGATTGTGTATATTAAAAACAACGATATGTGGGAAAAAGAGGGGCCCGAAAAAGAGAAGTTGCAAAAGGCGGTGAATCGTGTGGCGCAACTGAATTTGAGTCAATTACAGAAATGGCAAGAAGAGAACCCGGAATGTACGCGAATAGATACGAAACAAAACGAGGACTATTTGCATTTGTCTTTGGTCGCATTAGGCGGCCAAACACAAGAAGAGGATGAAAAATATATGGATAAAATATTAAAAAACGTACTGCGTGAAGTTGTGATAGATAAGGATGCGAGGGAACCAAGGTTCCCCCGTACCCCCTCCTTTACATTATAATGAGGGTACAAGGGCATCACACTGATTTTAAGGAGGGGGTAAGGGCATCAAACTGATTTTAAGGAGGGGGTAAGGGCATCACACTGTTTTAAGGAGTGTACAAGGGCATCACACTGATTTTAAGGAGGGGGTAAGGGGGAACGTAGTTCCCCCTAAACGATCCGCACTTTCACCTTATCCTTCGTCATAACAGTTCCTTTAATATTCGTCTTTTGTATGTTCTTTACTTCAGTATAAATAATCGCCAGATCAGACATATAAGAATATTTACAGTATTGCTTACAAAGCAGCGCACCTTGTGTAACTATTTGCCGTTTCTGTTTTTTATCTAAATAAAGACCAGCAACGTCGGCGATAACATGGCAAGACGAAAACCCCTGTCCGTGAAACCACATATCATCACTATTCGCCGCGTCAATGATATCTTCGTTTTCGTCGGCGTTCTCTCCAACATGATAAATAATAGGTCGATGAACCCCTTTAAACTGTTTCTGTATTTTTTTCATTGTGTTGATTTGATTGTATATAAATCGCAAAGTTTCTTTAATTCAATTTTATTCGTTAATTTATAGGCATCTAACATTTCATAAATTGTATCAAAGTCGAGAACGTACCAAATAATTTTGGATAGTTTTTTCCAACTGTATCCACTATTAAATAATGATATTTTGTCTAATTCGCGAATGGCGGTGTTTTTAATTGAATCGGTTTCATTTTCAGACCACCATAAATCGTCTTTTAATCCTGCTTCTTTAATATCATCATTATTTGGTATAATCCAAACGTCCCGCGCAAAATGAAAACTTACCCGTTTTTTGCGGTACATATAGGTCTTTGTAAATATGTATTATATATTACGTATTTACTATATTTATTGCGCTTTTACTAAATTTTTGTAAATTCCTATAGTTTTGCTATAAAATTGTTCGGCGTGTTTATTTACTTTTCCAAAAATCTGGTGTTTTACTATATCGGGGTTTGTTTTGTACAAAACTTTATGAATGGAATAGTAAACGTTTCCTAAAAAATGAAATATAGCATAAGGGGATGCTACTACGTTATTGACCACAATAAATTCTTCTAATGTGATTACTGTGTAAGCACCTTCACAGTCAATATTAGATACCGAAGTGACTGTTTCTCTTCCGTTAACCGTTATAACCGTGTCTCCGACACACACCTCTTTCGCGCTAATTAAACCGAATGCGACGTCGGTCGACTTCATAATTGGTATAAAATGATCGGGTGTTAGTTTTAATTTATTTCCATTACTTGTTTCTATTTCCACAAATTGAGTAATAGTATTATTAGTTTCGTGGGGTATAGCTACTATGGGTGAATAAACGAATTTGTTTTGGTGCATTGAGTAAGATAGTATTTTATCTCCGATTTCAGCGTCTTTTATTTGTTTTGTTACATTTCCTTCTAAATGAATGATAGAATCCCCAGAAAAACATTCTTCTTTATCTGGTTCTTTATCTCTCTCACTACGACGACTGGCCTTACTACTGCTCCGACCATAACCTTCTTTTCCCGAATTAAATATTAAACCTAATAATACAAACGCGAGAAAAACGACCAATAAAAATGTAATTTTTCGGTTCATATATTTTATATTACATTTTTTTGGTCGCGTTTTTATAAAATGGGTGTAAATGTTCATCGCTCTATATACCACAATCCCTTTCGTTTCATAGCATTCATTTTTTCTTCTATTCCCACCATCCAATTTGCATGTACAAAAACAACACGCTTTTTTTTGTTTTCTCTAAACTTTATCTTATATTCCATATATTCCGGAGGAATTGCTATTTTATCTTCGTCATCAAAATAAATCAATCCATTTGGAAAACTACAAAAATCAAATAATGTTGTTTTAAACGCCCCTTTATTTTGCGCCAAAAAGAAATTCACAAAATGCTGATCAGGCATATCAAAATTCATTCCCTTATATACATGATCCACCATATTTATTGTTTTCGGTGTTGAAAAATATAACATACATCCAGTACAATTCCTTGCATTGTGCAAATCGTTTTGAAATACAATATCATATCCCTTGTCTACATATTCCAAATAGTTTTTATTGAGGTCGTCGAGAACCACCGTATCAACATCCAAATACCAAACTGCCTTGTGTTTTTTCAAACAATCACGAATCAATTTATAACGCAAAAACGAGAATTCTATAAAATCCTTTTCTCCAAAATGCTTACGCGTAGTAGAAAAATCGGCGTTTTCTATTAATTCCAGGGGATGCCCTGCTTTTTTTATATAATCATATGTTTTTTTATCAGCTATATACGCCAAATAGTTCGTGATGTTGCTTTTTTTTAAAGATTCTAGATGATTTAATCCAAGTTCTCGAGAACCATAATCAAACACTGAAATAAATAGTAAATCCTGCATGTTTTATATTAAATAATGTCGAGAGGTTTTATATTTATAAATAGTAAAAATATAAAACGAATCAGTATGTAAATATTAAAATCGAAAACCTAATATGGTTGATTATATAGAAAATGAGAGCTTTTATTGTAAAACAAATATTGTATATCCTCCTTTTAAAAATGGACTTTATATGGAAGAATATTTTTTAGAATATGTAACAAAACATAATATAAAATATGATAAAAATGGGCGTCTTTATATTCCCTGTCTATGGACAAATTTCCAAACAGAATCGTGGTTTCAAGAACGAAAAACTTATATGCAACAGGTGCTCGACAATTGGATTTTTAATCATCCAAACAAGGCAGGATACTTTGTAGTTGTACAACATGATGATGGTCCAATGCTCCAACTTCCACGAGGGACTTTGATATACGGCGCATGCAACGGACAAATTCCTTTACCATTAATTTATCAAGATATCGAGAACCGCCTTTCATCAATTACTAAAAAGCCTTTTAAAAATAAGTCTATTTTTTGTTCTTTTGTTGGAAGCACCACGCATAATGTTAGAAATAACTTAATTAATCAATATAAAAAAGATTATAGATTCAAGTTCTCAATTCGCGAAGATTGGACGAACCAAGTTCAACGAGATCACCAATCACTATTTGTAGATTGGACGGTGGATTCAAAGTTCGCATTAGCGCCAAGAGGATATGGTAAATCTAGTTTCCGTTTTTTCGAATGCTTTTTATTAGGAACAATTCCTGTTTATGTGTGGGATGATAAAGAATGGTTGCCCTACCAAGATATTTTAGATTATGATAAGTTCTCCATTTCTATACACGAAAGCGAAATAGATATTTTAGATGAGATTTTGGCGAACATTAATGAAAAAAAATACAATAAAATGTTAGAAGAGTATGAAAAGATCAAACATATGTTTGGTCTAGAATATATGTGCGAATTTATTTGCGGAAATCGAGTGCCTATTATAAATAATGTTAATAAAATCGAGGACATTTTAAAAACTAAATCCAGAGTTTTAATGGTAGCTATTTGTATTGGAGACCTATATCTGCAACAATATAATCAATTGTTTCGAAAAAGTCATGAAATATATGCGAAAAAACATGGTTACGATTTCAAGGTTCTTGATAATTACATCGAACCTTCCTATAAATATAATAAAATGTCAATCTACTACCAAAAATTTATGGTTTGCGAGAACCACGATGATTATGATTTTATTATTTACGTAGATAGTGATATTTTTATAAATACAGGTTCTCCATCTTTACATGATTTTTATGATTTTAAAGACAAAATTGGTATCGCAGATGAATATTCACAACCGACTCCCGAAATTCGCATTGAAATTCAAAAACAAATGGGCTGGGAAACATCTGCAAAAGATTACTATAATTTATGTGATTTTGATTTAGATACTAAACAGGTTCTTAATAGTGGCGTTTTGGTGATCCAACCCAAATTTCATAAAGAGTTTTTAAAGAACATTTATTATAAACATTTACCTAATTCTATGGTGCATAAACGCGGGCCCCATTACGAACAAACGTCATTAGGTTATGAATTACAAACCCAGAATCTTAACAAAACGATATCGAATAAATGGAATGCGATTTGGAGTTTACATAAAATATGCGGCGCCCAACTCGAGAATTTCTTTAAAGATAATTATTTTATTCATTTTGCGGGGAATGTTGATTTTGACAAGGTCCTCGATTTACACAAACACTTATAGAAAAATTATATCAACTAGTTTAAGTGAACTAGTAAAACCAAAATTTACACGCTACGTGAAGGTCAAACCTTGTTGAATTTTATGGGATTTTGTTCCATTTTACACATTTTTCTCGTTTACGCTCTTGAAGATTATAACCCACCAATATAACTGCCCACGAAGTGGGCGTTTTGAGTTTGTAAAGGTGTAAAATGGGACACAAAATGTCCCATTTTACAACGATGAAGATTTACACCCTTGAAGAATTAAAATGCGCAATCAGCATCACCTCGCTCATTCATAACTTCCCACGAAGTGGGAGTTTTGAATGTGCAAAGGTCTAATTGGTTACAAGTCTAAAACTCCGGTTCGTGTTTCTTAAATAAACAACCATTCTTAGATAGATTAGGTACATCATTAATAATGTTCGGGTCTTGATATGTCGAAATATCGAGCCATATCTTTATAATACAAAAATTTTTTTTAGGAGATATAGTAATACCATTAATATGCTTATTTAATTCCTGTTGACTGCACAAATTCTCACCGCAAAGCATATAAAAAAGATTTCGCCATACTTCAAATACCTGTTTATTAATTACCTTATAAGAAAAACATCCCCCATTTCTATTACGGGCATCTTCCCACATGGGCGTAATACCATTACGCATAACAAAGAACATACAATTTTTAACGACGTGTTCAGTAATAGACTCATTCAACAGAATAACCTGCTCTGCGTTATCGATCGATTTCATTATCGCCGTATAACCAGATAAATCCCAATTCTTGTCGTGTGGTAAATGGTAATACAAATCCCATTTATCATGCAAAACGTGTTGTGGTGCTGATATGTTCAATGTTTCCATGTCCAATGCTACCGTAATAAATATAAACCTTTAGTTTTTAAATCATTTTATCTTATTCATTAGGTTTTACTTCTGTTTCTCCGAGGACTTCTTTAGATATTTCACTAATCACTTCATTGCGATCTTTATATACATTTTCGCGCATTTCCGTTTCATTCATGATAGTATAATACGTTTTATGCAAGACAATATATTCTCCGAAATTTAAAGATATACTTTTTAAATTATTATCCAATAACAAAATAGTATAGTTTTTGTCGAATTTATGATAAGCGATTTGATACTCTAACATTCGTTTAATCGACGAACAAGATAATAATTCATTATTAATTAGATATTCGTTTTTATCTAACTCTAAAACAATCGGTACCATATAATCCCTGCTATAATATTCTATGCTCAAAAATTTAACATCAGATAATTCAGTGGTAATTTTGCGCATTTCTGTTTCATTTGCGCATTTTTTTGCGTTGCATATTCTATGAATAATTTTATTGTCGTATTTGTATGTAATCAATGATTCTGTGACTGCATTTTCGCTTTCAATGATAGATTTTACGGTATTATATAGATTATTATAAAATAATACCATTTTATCAAAGCCAAGACATTGTTCGTATTCGTATAATTCATTGTATTTGTGATTATATTCCTTATAAGTGTAATATGATTTTATAAGCGCAGAAACACAAGACCAAGATTTAGTCATTGGTTCTATTTTTCTTATTTGTACGTACGCATAAAATGCGATACAGCCGTAATTAATATAATCAACGCATATTTTTATTATTGAATAATTTTTATACATATAAACACAATATTTATTTATGTTTTCATAACAACGATTGCCAGAAAAACAAAGATCAAAACATGCTTGTTCAATATTAAACGTGTTTACGTAGGCCGTAAATTTTTCTGCGATTTCTTTATATTTATGCACGCAAACCTCTTTTATGAATACAATATTGTCTTCTATTGTACTAAAAAACTCGAACATTATATTCATGAACGCGAAATAATATTTAAATCGTTGTTTTTAAATATTAGTTTTTTATATATCTAACGATACGGTGTTCTTATCGGAGCGCGGCTTTCTGCGCGACTTTTTCGGCATGTTATTGTTTTGAAGTTCTTTGAGTGAACTGATGGATATCATGGAGTCGTTTTCCTCCTCTCTTGTGTCGTGAATATCTACTGTTCTGGTCTTGAGACCAGAAAGAATATTATCAATGTCGGTGTTTTGGGGTCCGCGCATTTCTGGACGAGGAGTGCTCACTGGTTGAATCGGTGGTGCTCGCATTCTATTATCTGGTTCATTTACATTTTTAAATGAATTCATTTCAACGCCTCTCTCACTGAACATTCCTCCTCTCGCAGCGTTAATGTCTTGGCGATTACCTGGTGCCTCAGTGAACGTCATTCCCGGGCGTTGTTGTGGAGGCATATTCTTAGTCTCTACTGGCGCTGGAGGAGGAGGTCCACGAGGGCGATTTTGTTGCTCCTGCATTAAATTGTTAGCGAAAGCGAATCCGGGAGATTGCTGGCTCATAGAATTCACTGTAGCATTAGTGAACGCCTTCATTAACTCGGGGCTTTGACGTATCACGTCATTAAATCCAGGGACGCTCGTCGAAAGCGCCTTATTTGTGAAATTGACCACGGCTGCGCTAAAACCTAGTCGTAGTAACAACGATAGCTCTGGGGCCAATTTACCGCCTTTATACTTATCGTGTAACTCGGCAAAAATCTCTTCGTAACTATCAATGTCTTCATTCACCTGTTCACCCCAACCATCGAGATTAATATCAAAAGGATTAAATGCCGCATTTGCATATTCAACCGAGTTTACGAATGTCATAAACCACCATCCCTGTAACTTGATACTATCCTTTTTGCGTTTATCCTCAAGAGCAGTCTCGTATTCGTCTTCGACTTCTTCGAAATTCGAATCCATATTAAAATGCGAATTATGTTTAATTAAACCTTTATCGTGCCATTCCTCGAGTTTTTTAATCATGGCGCGTTTCTTTCTACGTTTTTCGCGATCCGTTAATTTAGCAGACGTGCGAGAATCGTCATGTAACGGAACTTCATTGAGTTTCGAGAATCCGTCCCACGTCTTCGTATTACCAGCGCTTTCGGATGTTGCTGACCCCAATTTCGAATCCGTGGATTCACTTGCTCCTCCGGAGGTACTACCACCAAATCCAAAGAGACTGGATGCGAATCCACTAAGCGTTTTGGATTCACCGGATGGCTTTGTTGGCGTTGCTGCGCCAGACAATTCGTTGAGCTCGTTCTCTAAATTATTCAAATCTCCTAAATCTACACTTTCGCTAGACGACAATTTTTTTTTATCATTCATTAATAATTCAATACCAGGACCGAAATTCACGGACTTGGATGGTGGTCCATCGTTAAAATTGAGAGAAATTGGTTCTAAATCGTTTAATCCGATGTCTATGACTTCCATTATGTTAATCTTACAATATTTATTTTTAAGTTCTCCGCATTACAAAGATATTTTCTACGAGGAACCTAGATTCCCTCTCATTTTCAGCCTATTTTTAATAAACCAAATTCCTTGTAAAAAACAATCAGCTAAATCATCCTTTTTTTTGGTATTTAGCACGTGCGACCACTTCTCAAATTCTTTATTTGAACTCAACATTTGAGAACAATATTCCACACCGTTTTTTTTATTTTTTTTATAAGTGGTTTCACCTTCTTGTAAAGTGTTTTCTAAAGGAACGAAATCTTTCAATTTGTTTGAAGATGATACAAATTCAATACAGGTATCGGTATTTTTCATAATGAAATATTGTGCTAGCATCCCTTGTATTGTTTTCATGCGGTTTGCTATGGGTGAAATTTGATTCTCAATTACCACTATATCCGCCGAATTCATGTTCTCGATTTCGCCAAATATTTGTTTCATATTTTTGCCTATGGTTATTAAATCGGTATCTCCAGCTGCTTTTTTCTTTTTTTCTATGATTAAATCAAAACAGGTACTCGAAAAATGCGCTTGCAATAGATGTAAAATACCGGCCTTTGATTCTCCATTTATCGCGACACCATGTTTCGTGCATAGTTCTCGCAATTGTTCAACTTTCATTTTATTAAGAGAAGTTTGAGAATATTCTTTAGTTGGTATTTTATAATCCGTTGATGCCTTCGCGTGTTTTTCGCAATACAATTTATCAACTTTTTTGAATTTAGCGTTCCGCCCGCATATTGCCGCTACAGATTGTTTGTTTTTTGCCTTTAATAAACAGGAACAGGTTTCTTTGATCGTTTCTTCTTCCATTAAATTGATGACATTCCATTCTTTTATCGAAACATGCGATCCAGATAGGTCGAAACAACAAAAGGCCATGTTTTTTATTCCTATATCAAAACTAATTAATCGCATTGGTTTTGATATTATGTTATTATAATTATTCAAGTCGAACGATTTGATGGAGATCTATTACATTTTATGAGGTACGTCTTTTTGTGCAGTCAAATCTTCTCTTGATAAATAAGAGGTTTTTAAATCACTGGTGCTATGACCAAAAGGTTTATCATTTAGATTATCGCCGTTATAAACAAAGGGATTTTTAACAGGATCTTTAATTATATTCGCGCTATTGTGTATTTCGTATATACTAGCAACACAACCCGAATCATTACAAGAATCTTTAAAATGCTGTTCCATTAATTGTGAGCCGTTATTTATTAAATATTGTCTGTATTCCCAATTCGATTTAATGTTGTTTTTGTTAATGATGTCGTTATTGATGATCGATTCGGGTTGATACGATGCTGTTACAACCCTTCCGTCAGACATAAGCGGAGGAAATTCTGGATATTTATTATTTGTATTATATCCTAAAGATGCCGACATTTATAATATATATAAGCATTTTTATTATTCTTCACTAGACTCTAATAATTTTAATAATTCTGCCTTTTTCATTTTACTAGGATCACTAGAAAGACCCTTAGTAATAACCAAAGTTTTGAGTGCATGCAAAGTCATTTTTCTATAAATTTCTTTAGATGTTTCAATAGTGTGTTCACTAATAGACAAACCTTCTACATCTAAAGTGTCTTTCAAAGATTCTTCGTTTAATTTTTCTATTTGTAAATTATCAATTTCAGTTAAATTCTTTATTTCTTCTATTGTGTATTCATCTGCGCTTTCAAAAACAACGTCAGATTCACTCACTTCTATTGTGTCTCCTATGTCTACGCTAATTATTTTTATATTATCTTCCGTCGCAATAGGTTCATCAATTATGTTGATAGGAGAACGACATTCGTCTTCTTCCGAATCGGAACAATCATCTGATTCGTATTCCGATTCTGATTCTGATTCTGAATCGCTTTCTACGTCAGATACTATTATTTTTTCAGGATTAGTAGTATTATACATTGGCGCACAGCATAAATCAATTGGAACTTTTGCTTCATTGTGTTGATCATTAATTGCTAAACGACAAAGTTCTTTTGTTTGATTAAGTTCTTTAACAATATTATTTATAATTTCGAACATTGTGGTTGTTTTATCTTCAAGATCGGCTACTCGTTGTTTAAAATGAAAAACTAAAAGCAAAATTAAGACGAAAGTTATTCCTAAACTAATAAAAAAAAACGTATCAATGTAATTAAAGATTCCCATTAGAATCATTATATAAATTATATTTTGTTTTTAAACGAAAGTTTGGACTTATAAAAATAATATTATATATTAAAATGAAAAGCGCGCAAATTACGCAAACTAAATATTTTTCTACTTGTGAAAATCCAACTATTACTGAATATAAAAATACAATTATTATCATATTTCTGACCCTGATTGTTTTATCTCTTTTAGGAGTAAATATTTGTAGCATAAGCACAGGATTTGTGGATTTTATAACAGATATATTTGCGCCTGTTTTCCGAAACGTTTTAGATATGTTTGGATACAGTTTTGGTTCAGCTTTAAAACATACCGCGGATGATATCACCGATGGAGCAAAGGTCGGCGTTGAAGTCGTAGGCGGTTCAGTTAGTGATGTTGGTGATATTATTATGGAACAAACAAAAAAAGAAGGATTTATTAATTTAGATGCATTCTTGAATGCGTCTCCTTATTCACAGACTAATCCTGAAACTTTAGTATCGGTAGACCCTTTACAAAAATAAATCAATAGCGAATAAATATAAACAAAACCGATTATATTTATTAGAAATTATGAGTTTTACTCCGAATAGCAAAACGCTCCAGTATATAAAAGCATTATTAACCAGTAAATTAGGCAATCACGAGAAGTCAGAAAAGTTGGGTGAATTAGTTGATACCGTGTCCATATTGAATAAAAGAAAGGAATTGTTTAATAAAAATATAATATTCGACAGAAACATTATATTGCAGTTGCAAATATTAAGTAATTTGATTTCGTATTTTCAATATCAGAAGACAAATAAAAAACCATATTCAATGGAAAGTATATGTTGTTTTAAAGAGATCGTCTCTATTTTAGATGTTATAGAAACGAATTATTTTCAATTAAAATTGTGTCCTCGCAATGTTTTCATTATTCGACCCACTGAATTATTTAATTCAATATTGAACACTGAGACAGTATGCATAAAAATATTCGATAAATATATTGAATTGGCTAAGGAATATATAGATCAATTGGAAATTATGGCCTATGCTATTATAAACAACTTAGACGAAATAGATTTTGATATTAATAGCTATTCAGTAGAATTTTTTGATATCTTTTTATCTATTCCTCTCTATTCACCAGAAAACTGAAATTTACTTAAAGGATAAACTCCGTTATTTGAAATAATAATATTTTGAGCTATTTTTGTGTTGTTATCTACGTTACAATTAACACCCACAGTAAGCGCGCTAAAATAACTTGTAAATTGGGAATTCATTTCCGCAGTCATTGAAAAATTCAGATTAATATCGTATATATAACTACCCGCGGTTAATAAATATAAATTGGACACCGTGAGAGTTCCCAAATAAAATCTACCTACAATTGTATCATTATAATATGAATTATTAATGGCTACACCATTATTATATGTTACACTGTTGACGTAAGTTTTATTAAATGAAATGTCGAATAATATTGGTTGATTATATTCTATCGAAAATTCAGGCGTTTTTTGATAAGTTATAGATTTTCCATTAAAAAATGTGACTGCTAATATATCTTGAATTGATATTGAATTATTGGGCAAATAGACACTACCTGATACATCATAGTTTAATGTTGCTTTAAAATAAACACTTATAGGAGTTTTTATAGTAAATGTATAAGCGTAATTATTTATTGAATTGTTAATTAATAAATTCATAAATAGATTATTCACTCTATCTGAGAAAAATATATCGTTTTTAGTAACAGTTGTCCAAGGATCATTATTGGAGGGGTTTATAATTCCATAAGCATCTACGTTTTTATTATAATAAACCAAAGGAACTGTATCATCCAAGTGAAGATTCATAATAGGTCCTGGTACGCCTGAAGAACTTGTTGGTATGGGTATATTTGTAGGACATGGATCAGGTAGTGTTCCTTTGATGATTACATACTGAATAGCGTATCTAGGATTATTAAAAACGTCATAACTTACAATAACTTGTGTTTCTTCATAAGTATCAGGATATTTTACAACTATTGGTACGAAATTTCCAGAACCATCATTTTCATACAAAATCGTGTCATTAAAAGAATTTGTTGATTTCATATCTGGTCTAACTAATTGAGACCATTTTTGCGCACGAGTTAATTTTGGATTTGATTGTGAAGCGCTTTTATTATATTGTAAAATTTCGGCTTTTCTGCGCATATCAAAATCTTTTTGCTTATATCCGGGGTAAATTAAATACGGGTTTTTTGTTTCCACTCGTTGCGGAGGAGATAAAATTAAAGAGTTTCGTTTTTCTCTTTGTGCACATAGAGCTTGTAGTGAAAAATTAATATTAGCCATATTATTATTATTATTATTATTATAATAAATGCATATAAAATATATCATTTTGTGCAACAAATAACATACTAATTTGAATTGAAAATTATATTATCTGTACAGTGAATATAATTTTATACTTGATACCAATAGCTAGACAAATAATGGTAATCCTTCATTTTTATTTCATTACTATATTGCGCGTTAGTGCTTAAATTGGGTCCATTTGATACTATTGTATTAATTTGGAATACATTTAAAGCCGAATTAAAATATCTCAAATCTGAAATATTTCCAGTAAAACCGCCATTTTGACATACATTTACGTCATAATAATTTTGTTTTGGTACGTTATTTAAACGCTGACGTTGATCAATCGTGCCGTTTACATAAACGTCTAATACTGAATTTTCGAGACGAATCGCAACATGAAACCATTTTTTAAGAGGAATATTTGGGATATCAATAATGGATTTATTTGTGCTCATGTAATTTGAATCGCTAGACGCGTTTGCAGTTAGAGTAGTGAAATTATTTGGTTTTTGTGTAGTGTTCATACCGTTGTTATTTGAATTTGTTTTTTCTAAAGATCCCACCGTGTCCATTATAACGCGCAACGTGTTTTTGGGATAATTTTCGTCACCTCCGTTACCCAAATAAAGACCAGGACCGTTATTAACAGTGGAAATACCATCAGCACCATATTGAGTATCGCCTTTGTTGAATATATGTTGATAAATTGAAGGTATTTGACTTAAATCATCAATGTATAACCATATAGACCAAGTAAATTCAGCGCCATAAGATCCGTTATTTGAACGTAATATGGTAACGGAACCTGTAGTATTGGGGTTTTGCGATACGATAAGAGAATTAGTTCCGCCTCTCATCCCTTTTACTAAATATGGATTGTTACCAGGCGAATTGATGTAGGCTATTAGATTTATTCCTAAATTTATGAAAAACATAAAAACAATAATTACTAATAATAAAAACGCGAATTTCGCAATAATTGTATTCGAAAAACTAAATTCGCTCGGTGCGTTCGGCTGTGATGCAAATTCATTAAATGTTTGAGTAACATTAGTTTTCACGTCATTAATAGTATTCGTTATAGCTTGCGCTGCTTGATTTAACATATTATCATTAGAGGTTCCGGTTGAAACTTGGGTTTGAGTCATAGTTATATATTATTAACATATAACTATTCAAAAAAAATTACTAAAATAATGAGAAAGACGCATAGTCCGCGTGATTTTTCAATATATTTAATTTCGCATTGTATGACGACATTTTAGGTAATATGTTTAGATTAGATCCGTTTCCTGATAAGTAAGAGTTCCATACAATTTGAGGATTAACGGGGGTTGACCATCGCATTAAATTATTTATAGCAGCATCGAAATTTACGTAATAAGGAGTTGTTCCAACTCCTCCATTATCATATCCTCCTACTATTATATTAGAACCTCCCGAACTATTACCAATATCAGGTGGTTGCGCAGGTGATGTATTACCGCTGCTTGTGGAAATAAACGTTTTTTGCGATAAAATTAATTTTCCGTCTAAATAACAATCGATAAACATATTATCTACACTTATCACGATATAACACCATTTTTGAATAGGGTAGTTATTGGTTATTAATATAGGCGCACCGGCATTTGCATTATCCGATAACCAAGCGTTGTTATTCATAAAAACATCCAAATAAAGATTCAATTGTGATTTATCTAAATATAATTTAATGTTATTGTTACGGTATAAAATATATTTATATTCGCTAGTGTTATTCCATGTATTCACGTATAACCAAAGCCCGTATGCGTATCTAGGTGATCGAGGACTATCTATGCTTGTTATAGGTGGATTTTTGGCTAATAATGAAACCGTCGAAATCAAAGACATGTTCGAAGGAGACAAATATAAGTATAAAATATAGAGTAAAATGACTAATAAAATTCCTAAAACGATTACAGTAACACTCATTTTATATAAATTATCTTAACAAATTAATTTATACAAATCATAACTATTATTCGACTCTATCCTAAATTGTTATTATACAAATGAATAATAAAATCGTTATTGTAATTTGACGTCAATTGTGTAATAGCCAGAATACATAAGACAATAAACTTTATATCTGAGCCAAAGGTGGGTTTTTAAGCATTAAAATATTATAATTGTTAATTATTTGGTTTTTCATTAAATTATTTTGACTATATACGATATTGCATATAGCGCCATGCAACCAGGTTTTGTCTTCGCCCGTTATTATAATATCATCATCATTATATTCTGGTGGTCTATTATTTAAATCAAATTTATGGGTTGTTTCTAAATTTCCGTTAATAAATAAATCTACTTTACCCGATGAATAATTAAATACAATATTATTCCATTTTTGGCTAGATAACGTGGTTTGATAATCTGGTTTTGTTGATTTTTCCGTAAAATAAAAATTGTAAGAATCACGACCTTGTTTTTCGTTGGTGTTATTTGTGTATGTAATTTTTGGTTTACCTTTATTATACGAAAATATCGTAGATTCCATCAACACATTTTCATTAGTAATAAAATTTTTGGTTTGTATATTTAAATACACCCACATTGATATAGAAAAATTTGAACTATATCTGTTATTTGAATCCGTTACGTAATAATCTGGTTGCACTATTCCTGATTCAGTAGCCGTCGAAATAGATTGTTTTGATGAATTAAAATAGACATTAGAATTTTGTGATAATAAATCAGGTTTTTTAGGTAGAGCTAAAGAGTCTGTGCCTTTTAATAATATAGTGCGTTTATTTAAAAAAATGGGTGTTTTTAATAAATAAATCGTTCCTGAAGACAAAGCGTTATTTAAAAGAGGCGCGGCGTAAACGTACAATAAAATCAAAATTATTTCAATAAATAATAAAATATATTCTGTGCGTGTAGTCAAAATCAATTCGCGTTTAAAATATTCTACCAAATCAATAACAAGACACGGAATAAAGAATATGAAATTAATAATCAAACCTAGCATTCCTCTGCGTTGTTTTAAATAATCACCAAAAATATAGAAAAATATAGCCAATCCAATTATTGCGATTACTACTATTAAAGCTAAAATAATTATGCCTATGTTTTGTAAACTTTTTTCGTCAACAACCATCGCAATATAAGAAATAATAGACACTATCGCAACCGCTCCACCCATAAAATAAACCAAATAAGAATTCATATTTTTGTTTTTAAGTGTGGGATAATAATAAAAAATCGCTATAGATAAAATAACGAACGTTAACACCACAAAACCCAATGTATTAACGGAAAACGATTTCGAATTATCAGAATATACAAAAAATAAAACCGTGGATATTAGTACTATCGAATAAATTAAAAAATATATTCCGTATGCATAATAATTTGTTTGTTTTTTTTCTATATTAATTTGGGGTGTATTTATTGTTTGTGTTTTCATAAAATATATTCGTATATGATACTAATATATTATAAATTCTCCATTGTCGTTTTTTCACCATGGCATTCCCTACATAAAGCTACTAAATTGTCTACGTGATTTGACCCTCCATATTCTAATCGTATCTTATGGTCTACCTCAAACCACGCACTTAGTTGGTCTCCGCATTTTCCACATCTCCAATTTTGATTAGAAGCTACGAACTTTTTCTTTGTTTCACTTACTGATCTTTTTGTCGCCTTTTTACCAGACATCATCATTTTTGTTTCGGCGGATCTTTGGCGTGGATCAATGATTGGATTCGAATAAGAATTTATCTCAGATCCTCCGAATTGTTGTCTCGAAGTGAAATCTAACACTGGTGATATTATAGAACTTGTGTTTTTATCCACGGGTAAATATTTCACATAATCGTTTGACGCGCTCAAAATTTGTCCAGCTTGAGATGGATTTTTTTTAATTAACCAATAAATCATAAACGCACCAAATACTACTCCCGCCATTTGATAATATTTTTTCCAAGAATATAGCAATTTAAAATATTTTCCGTCAGTGTAAATGTTCGCCACTATAAACCCTGTAATTAATATTAATAAAATTTCGAATCTCATTAATATAATAAGAGAAATTCTTGCGTATTATAATAATCTATAATTAGTGAGCGTGCGATCAATGTTAAATATGGTTCTTTTTTTTTCTAAATTATACGGACGAATCGCATCAATACAGTCTTCGTAAGTTTTCCAGGACATTTTACTAACTTCTGATTTTTCGTAATTTCCAGTTATTAACGTGTCTTCATAATTCATATATCCTAAAAAATATTTATGTTTATATGATTTGTAATTAGATCCTGTAAATATTTCTTCGTATGGTAATAAATTATCAATAAAATGTATTTTATTCAATCCCGTCTCTTCTTGAAATTCGCGGAATGCGCATTCAATGTCTTTTTCTTGGTAATTGCGCCTACCTTTTGGGAATCCCCATTCCGGCTCTGTCCATCTCTCGTTCGTATTACTTTCTTCGATAATATCAGACAATTTATAAAAGTCCGTTTTATTTAACACTCCTTGTTTTAAAGAATTATATTTTTCTCTAGATATAATTTCTTCCATTTTATATTGACTCGATAGATCTTCGCTACCCCAAATACTTTTCCATAAATCATCAAATTCTAGTGTATTTAGCCTTTCTTTTTCATCATCTGTCATTTGTTTTACCATATTTAAAATATATTCTTTATTGTAAACTGAATATTTTCCCCTTAGAAAATCTATAAATCCAAGGGTATCTTTTCTGCATATCATCAAATATTCTATTTTATCCTGTGGTGTACAACGAAACACAATTATTCCTATGCTCGTAATTGGTAATTTGCATTGATGAAACACGTGTCCTGATTTTCCGCAATTATTACAATAATTATCATTCATTAATTTTTTCGGATGCGCTGCTATAATATAATAGCCAATCTTTATATATTTATATTTTTGAATGAAATTTAGTCCGTCTGTATGGGGACCACATTATTGGTTTTTTTTGCACACAGTAGCAGAATCCTATCCTCTTTCGCCAAATCAAGTAACAAAACGTAAATATTATGATTTAATACAAAATTTTCCTCTTTTTTTACCCGACGATGAAATAGGTAATAAATTTAGTAGATTATTAGACAAATATCCAGTAACTCCTTATTTGGATAGTAGAGATTCTTTTGTTCGATGGACACATTTTATGCATAATAAAATTAACGCTATATTAGGAAAAGAGGAAATATCCCTACCTTTGGCTTTAGATAAATATCGCGCCGAATACAAACCAAAATTAGTTCTCATATCAGAGACTGTGAATATTAGGAAACACCTTTTGTATTCAGGCTTTATAATCAGCTGTTTTTTATTGATTTATATATACTATAAGTAAGTTACGTGAGTTAAAAATATATCATCTTACAATATATAATGATATATTCAAAAAAAAAGAAAGGCCAAATTCATAATAAAACATATAAGATCACTGGTGGTATAAATAATCTTCCTCCTCTCGGTGAAGCAGAAGAAGCCAAAGAACGTCAACGAGCGATCGATTTAATAAAAGCTATGTTAATCGCAAAGCGAAATGGTAATGAAATTGTTCGCATTACCGAGACGCGCGAAACCGCTAGAATTAAAACGACGGGTAAAACGTCAGAAACGAATCAAGTATACATAAATGATAAAAAATTAGATCGCAGAGCGTTGTCTTATATGTTTGCTGAATTAACTGGTATCGATAAATTTAGAATTAACCATACTACAGCATCGGGAGAATATCGTGAAAATAAAATATTAGGGAAACAAATGAGACATAATTCTGATTTGATGAGAGGAATAGAATATACGAACAAAAAAGGTCAGCTGAATAGATTATTAGGCATACAAGATTTTATTAATTTATATTACGACGATTATTACGTTAAGTATGTACCTACAGAAGATATTGCGAGTGAAGAAACAATTATTAAACCAAAACCTTTATTGTCTATAATGGAAAAAGAACCCGTGATAGTTCCTTCTAAAAAAGATGGAGTTCCTGGAATAACCGATGAAATGCCGGTTGTTATACCAAAAGACGCGCCTACATTATTAGACTCTATTGCGAGTGTGTTTTCTTTTTCTTCCGAACCTGCTCCTGCCCCCGAACCATTTGTTGAAGAACAACATAGATGCCCCAATGGAGAACATATTAATCATGAAACTGGTAAATGCGTTCCGGTGTATCGTAAAATTAAATCTAAAATTAAACCCAATGAGCCAACAATAGAAATTTCTGTAGCAAAACCAATATCAGAAGCGGTTTTTCCCGAATCAGAAAGCAAAATTATAAAAAAGGCGGATTACGAAATTAATGCACAAGAAAATCCTAATAAAACTACACAGCAAGATGATTTGGAAAAACCAATTTATCAAACTGAAACTCGCAATTTGTTGTTAGAAAAAGAACGAGAAGAATTCGAGAACAATCGCGCAAACACTGAGTACGATTTTTTATATCCACATTTAAATGATCCTAATTTTAATATCAAAATCGCAAAGCGTAAGGAATTCAATGATACAAAATACGACGGCACCATTTATGATGTCCGTAAACAGGCAGAAATTATGTGTAATGCCGACTTTGAACTTATGCCGCACCAGCTCTTCGTGAAAAACTTTTTGTCTTTCCAAACGCCGTATAATAGTTTATTGTTATACCACTCGTTGGGAACGGGCAAAACCTGTAGCGCGATTGGCGTTGCTGAGGAGATGCGTGCTTATTTAAAGCAAGTAGGAGTTACGCAAAAGATAATGATCGTGGCGTCGCCTAACGTTCAGGTAAATTTCCGCACGCAGCTATTCAATGACCGAAAATTAGTAGAAACCAATGGACTTTGGAACTTGGATACTTGCGTCGGGCATTTATTATTACGTGAGATCAATCCTACGAATTTGAAGGGACTGCCTCGCGAGCGCGTGATATCAGAGATAAATGGTATTATCAATACCTATTATGTGTTTATGGGTTACGGGGAATTAGCTAATTATATTAGCAAAGTTACTAGTATTAATCAAGATACCGGGTTTTCTATGAAAGATAAAAAGGCCATTGAGATTAAAAAAATAAAGAAAAATTTCAATAATCGTCTTATTATAATCGACGAGGTTCATAATATTCGTATAACAGATGAGAACAAAGAAAAACGTACAGCGGAACTATTGATGACTGTCGCGAAACATTCCGATAATATGCGCCTTTTGTTATTATCCGCAACACCGATGTATAACAGTTATAAGGAGATAGTATGGCTATTAAACCTTATTAACGCAAATGATAAGCGCGCGACCGTATCAGTAAACGATATTTTCGATAAAGAAGGCAATTTTAAAGAGGAGAAGAAATTGGACGATGGACGTATTATTGAAGGCGGCCGCGATATCCTCGTTCGTAAGTTAACAGGGTACGTATCTTATGTGCGCGGTGAGAACCCCTATACTTTTCCTATTCGTATTTATCCGGATTTATTCGCTCCTGAGAACTTAGTAACTGCTGTATCTTATCCCAAAACCCAAATGAATAACAAGCCGATAGAGACGCCTATTCAATCCATACCTGTCTTCACGACTGCGATTGGCGAATATCAAAATTACGGGTACGAATTTATTATGAATTATTTGATGTCGAAATCATTTAATAAAACGAACGCTTATGGCGTGGAAATTAATATGCCCACTTTTGAGAACATGGAAAGTTTTGGTTATACGCTTCTTTTAGTACCATTAGAAGCTCTTAATATAGTTTATCCCAATCCGCGTTTAGATGAGATTATTCAGAACAAAATCGCTGCAGCGTCACAAGAATCTAATGTAGAGATTCCCGTCCAAGAAATACCTACAGAGGAGGGAAAATTAATCATTGATGATATGATCGGTAAGCGCGGATTATCGCAAATCGTTTCTTATAAAACGTCGGAAGCGCCACCTTTGCGATATGAATTTGAATATAAAGCCGGCGTTGTGGAAACCTATGGTCGCATATTTGCGCGTGATCAAATAGGAAAATATAGTAGTAAAATATCCAAGATCTGCGAATCCATTATGAATTCCAAAGGTATTGTACTCGTTTATTCGCAATATATTGACGGAGGAGCGGTTCCTATTGCGCTAGCCTTAGAAGAACTGGGTTTCGCGCGTTTTGGTTCGGCGTCTCATACCAAAAATTTATATAAGACCGCTCCCACTGAGCCTCTTGACGCACTCACTATGTTACCACAAAGCCAGACGACGGGTTCATTTAAACAAGCGAAATACGTAATGATTACTGGCGATAAATATTTTTCGCCCAATAATGGCGAAGACATGAAGAACATAACGAGCCCCGAAAATTACGACGGCAGTCAAGTGAAAGTCATTTTGATTTCCAAGGCGGCTTCAGAGGGCCTGGACTTTAAATGTATTCGTCAGATACATATTTTAGAGCCTTGGTATAATATGAATCGTATAGAACAAATTATAGGTCGCGGCGTTCGCAATTTGAGTCATTGTGGGCTTCCTTATGAGGAGCGTAACGTAGAAATTTATTTACATGGAACTCTACCCAAGAATGATATTGAACCCGCGGACCTATACGTATATCGACTTGCCGAAAAGAAAACGAAATTGATCGGACAAGTAACGCGCCTATTAAAAGAAACGGCGGTGGACTGTTTATTAAATATTGGACAGACCAATTTTACCATAGAAAAGTTCTTGGAAATCGCCGAAAATAAGGATCTCAAGATCAATTTGGCGAGCAAAAAGACCATTGATTATCAAATTGGTGATAAACCGTTCACTAATATTTGCGATTATATGGACAACTGCTCATTTACATGTTCTCCAAATCAAGAAATAAATAGTGAAACGGATATTATTAAAGACACATACAGTGAAGATTTCGTGAAAACGAATTATGAAATGATTCTCAAAAGGATTCGTGATATGTTTCGAGAACAATCGGCTTATAAATGGGAGCAAATTGAGAACTACGTCAACGCCGTCAAAACTTATCCTAAGGAGCAAATATATTATACATTAACACAGCTGATTGACGATAAAAATGAGTTTATTTTGGACAAATACGGACGTCGTGGTTATTTAATAAATAAAGACCAATATTATGCATTCCAGCCGATTGAAGTCAATGATGAAGGAGCGTCTATATTCGAGCGTTCTGTTCCAGTGGATTATAAACACGAATCCGTCTTTATTAAAATGACTGAACCAGTCACACGTGATAATGTTACTATAACAAATGACTCTCAAGAACAGCAAGATGATATAGAACGAGCGCTATCGTATGATGAAATTTTAGCCGATATTAAACGTAATATCGAAAAAGCTCTTAACCCCATTGATGAATTAGATAAAGGCGAAACTGATTGGTATTTACACGTGAATAAAGTCACCAACGTTTTGGTTAATATTCACGAAATACCGCTCATGGAAGTTGCAAAATATGTTTATTACCATTATTTAGATTCAATGAGATTCGTGGATAAATTGACTTTGGTTATGCACATTTACACTCCAGGAATTGTTGCTAAAAACGAGAACGAAATTATGATAAAATCTTATTTCGATGAAAAAATAATAGAGAACAAAGCAACCAAAGGTATAGTATTAACTGATGAAGATGTATGTAAAATTTACGTGCAATCCACGGAAGATCCCAAAGATTGGATTGAAGCCCAACAAAGCGATAAAAAAAAATTGGGTCAATTCATTATAGAAAAATACATAGTTCCTGCTGCTGATTATAAAAATAAAATCATAGGGTTTATGCATATGTTTAGTCGTAATAAACAGGTTGTATTTAAAGTAAAAGACACAACTATTGAACGAAATACTGGAGCGAAATTGGAGAATGAGACGAAGGGTGATATTATTAAAACATTGAATAAAATATTGGATGAAAAGGCGTATACAGCCAAAAATAGCGAAAAAATAGCGAAAATAGGTTTGTGCGTGATAGCTGAAATGATATTGCGTGATATTACTAAAAAAAGCGGAAAGACATTGTTTTTTGATACGGAGAAAACTATTTTAAATAATATTGTTTTTTGATTGAGTCATTGTGAAACCGTTTTCGAGTCTATAAAAAATTGATTATAATGATATAAAAATATCATTATAGTATAATCATGGCCGCTCTTCAAAAAACTCACCAAAAACCTCATGTATACGGTGTATATACAAAATCTATGTTAACAAAACGCGTTTCTTTATCTATAACTCAGGTCGGAAAAAATATCAAACGTAATTTAGAGAACACGATTTCGAAGAGCACGGAAGGTCGTTGTATCGCAGAGGGTTTCATTAAGCCAAATTCTGTAAAGGTTCTTACGTATTCTAGTGGAGATATTTCATGTGATCAAATATTCTTCGAAACTGTTTTCGAGTGTATGATATGTCATCCCGTGGAAGGAATGTTGATCGAATGTACGGTGAAGACAATTACGAAGGCTGGTATTCATGCTGAGGTTGATGAGACGGATGGTATTGTTCCTCTTACGATTTTCGTTGCTCGCGATCATCAATACAATGATCGTCTTTTCGGGGCCGCTAAGGAAAATACGAAGGTAACGGTACGCGTAATTGGAATCAGGTTTGAGCTCAACGACCCTTATATTTGTGTGATTGCTAAGTTGGTGGATAATTCAGCAGGAGAAAAACAAACACACAAAAAGCCTATAACCATTGATAGGGGGAACCTTGGTTCCCCCTTACCCCCTCCTTAAAATGACGAGCCAAAGGAGGGGCGATATGTATACTTTAATCAAAGGAGGGGATATGTATACCTTAA